GAGCTCTACGAACGTATCTTGCGGCTGGGTTCGCGCAACGATCCAGTCTATGACCGATTTCTCTACACCAGAGCCGCCGTAGTTCATGCGTCCGGCCCCTTCTCCAAGTGCGGAACGTAAGTGTAAAGATTCTTAGAGCACGCGCCCTCGGTTTTCAGAAACCGACGCACACGCTTTGAGAAGTCCACATCCTCGCCGGCATTCTTGTCAGCGGGAAAGCGCACATCACGGCATATCTCCGTTCGGATCGCGTTCAGGTGATTTGGCGTGCGGAAGAATATCCCGTCGTTCGCATACCAGCCGCAGTATCGAATCGAATGCCGAAACTCTGTCCACTGGTTGAACCAGAATATCTTACCGCGCATTTCGGCGCAGTCGGGTGAATCCTTGAGGGCCTCGGCAATCGATGAAACATAATCAGCAGCTACGGTATCATCATCATCCACGAAGCAGCAATATTCCCCATTCGCCATGTCGAGAAGTTTGTTGCGCTTCGTGCCAATTGTCAATTCTCCGGCGTCGGCGAGGTGAACAATTTCGGCTACATTGCCAAGCTGCGGCGCGAGTATATCGGATAGCCGCTTGAACCCCTCTTCACGCCCAAGCAGCCGGCAGACGAGTATCGAGATCAAAGGACATTCCACTTGCCCACTCCGTTCTTGATTGCGTTCGCCGCCATGACCGTTGCATACGCAAAGGCAATGCGTTGGTTATTCGCTAGGCTATTCGCCTGGTTTCTGAGCGGCTGCATGCGCATATACGTGAAATCGCGCTCCTCGTCTTTCTTACCGCTGTCGTGCTCATGCTTAATAACCATATCTGGCAAGTAACGCAGCGTCTCGGTAGATTGCCCGAAAAGAAACCATATCACGTCGATCATCTCGGCGTGGAATATTGGGCACATAAAAGGTTTCTGCGTCACCTCGACGATCTTTCTGGTTGTGAAGAAATGCACGCAGAGCTTGTCATGTGCGATATAAGCATCATCACCAAACACAATCGCCTTACCATCAGCCTGGGCAATAGCGGTGAGCACCTGCGTGTCCCAGCTCGGTGTCATAAATCGCATATCATCGCCGAGCATCGAGACCAGGGCGTCTCTGTGCGTGGTTTCGTCGTACATCTTGTTGAAATAATACGGGAGATTCGGCTGGTCGGTGTCTTCGTCAACAATCTGCACGCGGTTTGCAAAGCCGTCGATAATGCTGGGAAGTGCTTCGCGTGTCAGGTTGTCCGAAACATGCACGCAAAGACAGAAATGCACCCGCTCTTTTATATCCGCGTTGTCAAGCGCCGAGTAGATCAGCGTCGCCAACCGCTGCGGACGGTTGAATGTCGGGAGCATGCAAAGTATTTTGTCGGTCGTTGTCATACTTGTGTGGTTCTCCTATAAAATCAACACGGCATACCTACGAAATGCCCGTTTTCTGGCAGCGGTGGTAGTTCCACTTCTTCTCCCGTAAATTTCAGGCCAGGCTCACCCGCGCGGATGTGCGCGAGATGGCAGTTTATCACGCGCGGCCACACATACCAGCCGAGAAACATCTGGTCGGTGCCATGATATAGCCGCCCGACGTGTTGGGAAGGCGCAGGCTGCACGCGCGAGAGCCACGCAAGCATGGCAATCTCAAATCCGGGTACACAACCTGGAATTGCGCCCCACGTTCCGCCGAGAATCGGAATATTATGAACGCGGTTGTCTCGGATGACATGGAACAACTTCCCGCTCTGTTCCCATTCTCTGATGGCAGGCACTTCGCGCCCCGCCGTGATATCGCAATCGGTATCTCGCACGAGAAACCGCTCCACGCCAGCATTATCTTCGAAGATCGGCCGAAAACGCCAGTACATACCAAGCACATCCGGAGCCCGCGGCATGACTCGTATCTGTGCTCCGGCTTCAGTGAGTTTCGAGATGGTTTCTTGCGTTACGGAATCATCAATATAAAAACGGCAAGTGTAGTCCGGCAGCACCTTCGGGGAGTTACGCGCGCAGCGCACCGCGCCCTCGACGTACAGAGGTTTGTCGCCCCAAAGGGAAAAGGAAATCAGCTTCATGCGGCCGCCTTGACGTAGGCAAGCATTTTCCTGCTTATGATGTCGGGCGCGAACTCCCGCCAATATTCGAGCATGTGCAAGCGCTTGGGAATAAATACCGAAGTCACGAGAGCGTACATGGGCGTGAACTTCGGATTCCGTATTTTGCCTGCGACCTTTGCGCCTGCCACAGTACCAAGTGCCCTACCGCGACGCTGTAACTCAAACTGAGGCCATTGTCGAGGCCAGCGTTTTGCCGCGGCGGATGTGAGGGGGATGGCCAGATACTTTCCATTTTTCGCTCGTATCGTGCCGTCAAAATTGTAGTGCTGGTGGACCTTCGCATACCATGCGTTCGCCGTGAAGCCGACGCGCACGGCCGATTCGGCGCCGGAACCGACGCGCTCAACGATAAATTGATTTCTCAGATTTCCCGTTTTCACATTCAAGCCAGGGCGTCCGGTTAATTCTGTGCGGTCCATCATTTTCTGCCAGTCGGTCACGCCAAGAAACATCCCCTGATTGAGCGTCTTGAGGATCTTTCCTTTTTTCGTGGCGATAGCGTCCGCAATCTGCTTGATGTTGCTTGTAAGTTCGACGTTTGCCATATTGTCTATGCCAGCATGTACCGCTTGTAAGGGACCAGCATGCTCTCGACCTCTTCAATTAGCTGTGTGTGACCGCCCTCGCGCTTGGCAGAGTTTACCACGACCTGACCGTCGCGCGCGGACGTCGTGAGTCCAAATTCTGTTTTCCGCTGCCAGTTCCACCGCACCTGAATTTCAGCGGCTCTGACAATCGCCGGGTAGGTGTCCGCAAGGCTCGCGGTCGTCACGCTTGCAAGCGTCGCCGTATGCAACGCGGTATCACTGCAATGCTCTTGAGCGTGCTCCTCAAGCGATTCTGCCGAATCGAAAATTCCTTGCAGCATTTCAACCGTGATTGACGTTGCGCTGTATGCTCTCAGTATTCCTATCGCCGCAGAGGTTGCACCGAGCACATAATTTCCAACCGTAAATGCCCCGCTGGGCGAAGTAATTGCAAGAACTGTGTTTGCCGCGCTTGCCGCAAGTCCTCCTACATAGGTAATCTGTAGCGAGTGCCGCGCGGTATATGGTAGCGCCCTGTAAAGACAAAAGTGCCCCGTGTCATCGCCTATGAAATATTCGGTATCGGTTATCAGTGCCTTGGTGCTCGTGCCGAACAGTCCGCTTGGGTCTTCGTAAATCGAAGTGATTGACGTTATCGGGACGGCATTGCATGCGAAGCGAGCATGATTATACTCAACATCGAAATACTCGACGTAGGAGCCGAGTAGTAATTGACGATTTAAGAACTGCGCAATCTGCTGAGAAACTACATTTATCCAATTCGTCAAATCGCGCTTGCGATTCGGGTCCGTCTCTAGCGTATTATCCGCGTCGCGCGGAATGTAGCGTCGCATGCGCTCGTAGGTCGTCAATGGGAGAAAATTCAAGGCCATGTTTTATCCTTATGAAGTCCCGCCCCCATATTTCAGAGGGCGGGAATCATTCCTCTCAAGTTACACGTCAAAAGCCACGTTCATGTCCGTGTCGGGCTTCATGTCCGCGGCCTTGCCCATAACCGCGCTGATTGCGAGGTCAAGAGTTGGCGAGCACGATCCCTGGACATTGACGCGCGCGAAGACGTACCGCTTCAGATCACGGGTCACAAGCAGCCCGTACTGGTACGTTGCGGTAGTAGAATAGCTGATGTCATTGAACGACGCGCCGGTAATTGCCGTCGAGCTTGCCGCGTTGTCAACATCATTCTGGTACATCGCGACGCTAACGGTAGAGACGCCAGAAGCTCCGACCATTGCGCCAACATTCATAAACACGCACAGGCTCTCGGCACCCTGAGTATCAATGCCGAGACCAGTCCCGTTCGTGATGGACTGACCGTTGAAAACGACGGTGTTTGGCACAATCAACCGCTGTGCATAAAGTAGAGATTGTACTTTAATGCATTCACCGAGTTTTCCTCTTCCGAGACTCATACACTACCTCATTGAAAAATGTTTCTGTTCAGTTTACAAGCGGAAAATCACTCGTTCATCCCGCCGACAAGCCTAGTACTTGGACGGCAGAGTCTCGATCCCGGTCTTCAACGCGAAGGCGCTCGAACGCATGATCTTCGCGTCGTATTCCAGGAACATGACCATGTAGAGCTGATCGTCCAAGAACGCCGAGCCGGTCGATCCGTCGCTGGCAACGTCGCTCACCCGGAAGATCGGGTCACGCCACGTTGCATACCAATACTTGCTCCAATCGCCATAGAGGAAGCGCGAGCATGTCGTGCTCGATCCGCTTGCGTCGGTGGCGGGAACATGCGTGCTGTGCTTGATCGTATAGCCGCAATACTCCTCGATTCCCTTCATGGTCGGGCCGAGCGAGCCGAAAGGCAACGGCATTGCGTCCTTGCGGTTCTGGGCCGCATAGGTCTTGACCATTTGCCGCAGCAAACCGTAGGCGACGTTCGGGTGTGTGAGCGCCGCATAAGTCGGTGTGTCGCGCTGTTCGTTGACTGCCGCGAGTGCCTGCGCCATCTCAATCAAGTCGTCGGTCTTGAGAGCGGTCCCGATGAGATTGATCGTCGCGCCGGCGAGGGTCGTGGTCATATTGCCGGTGCTGAAAACACCAAGCGGCTGAGACTCGCTGCCCGAACCCGTGCAGAGCTTCGCGTGCTGCTCGATTGCAACGGCCTCAGAAAGAAGTTGCTTGATGAGCGTATCCGCGATACCGCGAGACTGCCACAGCAGACGGTTCGACTGCTTGGTGAAGCCGCCAACCTTTTTCGGGCGCAACCATTCCAGCGCCAGCGCCGCGTTGCTCTCTGTGGGCTTGGCATTCTCGCCCACATGGTAGCCGGTATTTCTCGACGTGACACGGGGCACGGGCAAATCCCCGAAAAGTCCGTTGAGCCTCATCACGCCGGGCATCTGGAGAATCGGCATGTTCGGCAGAGTCAAGTCGATGATCTCCTGAGTGTACTCGGGAGGAATCAGGAATCCCATGTTCGATCCGTCGGTCGCGGTCGCGGAACGAATCACGCCCATCGCGTCGGCGAATTCCATGCCGCGGCGCTGCATGTAGTCCTGACAAATGCGCTTCTCGACCTCGGCGTGTGCGGATTTCCACGGATCAGACACGGAAGGACAATTGCCCTTGCCGCCAGCGGCCGCCAAGTACATCGCCTGGAAAAAACCCTGAAGCGAGAACTCGGGCACTTCGTCTTTCACGCCCGGCATGCCGAAGCTCTTGTTGTCTTTCGCCATCGCGCTCAGTGCAGATTCAATCTTCGCGAGGTTCTCCTTAAGAACCTTGACCTCCGCATTTGCGGCATCGGTCTGCTTGGCGACCTTCTCGTCGATTTCTTTTCGAGTCGCCTCGGAGAAATCTTTCAGAAGGGTTTCGACCTGTTCCTTTGTCAAATCCATACGATCCTCTCTGCGTTGAAGTTAAAACACAAGCCTATCCGCGCCTCGGCGGTCGCACTCCCATCACGTCGTAGAGCTGCCTGATCTCGGCTTTCTGCTCAACGAGCGCCGCAGCTTTGCGGGCTGTCGCCAGAACCTCATCAAGGTCGCGCCGTAACTGTGACAGAGCCTCGCGCACTTCAACGGAAACAGCCTTCATCTGATCGTTGAAAAGAGTTATTTCTTTCGTGATTCCTGATATGTCAATCGAAAGCGCAGGGGCGGCTTTCTCACCGCTCTCCATCTCGACAAGTTTCTCGTAATACTCTTCGTCCTCATTAATGTGCGCCGTCGCTATCAAAGCAGCAATTTCTTGCGATTCTTCCCCTTCGTCAATGGTGTGCTCAAATTCTACTTTGATACCCTCGGCAAGAGCTGTAGCGTCTGGGGTTTCCATTTCCCATTCCTGCTTCATAAAGGAAAAATCGGTTGCAAGTTCGTATGCCGCCTGCTCTACTGTTGACGGATCAAGCTTTAATTCCTCAGCCCATTTATGCACCTGCTCGTCTGACGGATCAGGGTTCAAGCGGAAAAAATTGACGAGAGCCTGCTCAAGCGCCTCACCTTCAAGCGCCTTTTTATTTTTATCCGATGCTGGAGGTATCGGTTCCAATATTGGTTCTTCTTCCTGAGGCTCTGCCCTGAGCACCTGCTTTCGCGCGTCAAGCTCCCGGATGAACGTGTCGATGACCGCGCTGCCGTAGTCGGGAAATTTGCGCAGAACATCGACGTCTCTTTTCGTGAACAGACCGGTCTGCAAAGTCTTCCGCAAGTCTTCGCGGTATTGCTTGACATACGCCTCTTGCAGTGCCTTGGGGTTGGCGGGAACAGGCACGGGCGAGAACTCCGTGAGGTCAGAAGTGAGGTATTCCACGCCGTACTTGCCGAGACCGAGTTTCCGGCGCTCATCATCTGAAGCAGGATCGTTGTATGTCTGAGGGATAAACCCAAGCGAGCAGGCATTCATCGCGTTTGCATTCACTAGCCGGAAAATCAAATCAGCACGCCCAGTCGGGTCAAGCGAATGGTCGAAGAACAGCGCCCAGGCCATGACGCACTTCACATCCTGGTCGTACCATATCTTGATCGCATTTCCGACGGGCGGCTGCGAATAGTCATGCGCAAACTGCACGACGGGATTCTTCCGATAGTTTACAAACGTGATTCCCTGCGCTCGCACTATATCGCCGTAGCGGTCGACGGTCTCATCAGTGATTCGGTACTGCCGGATACGCGCTTCCGCTCCTGGAAAATATGCCAGATTATTGCAGAGCTTGCAAAGCTCTTGACACTGTTCGGATGTCAATTCGACCTTCCCGCCCCTCGCGTTCGACAAGAACGAGCGGCGCTGGGGATCAGTCGTTTTCGACCTAATGACCTGCTCGCGCGTCATGCCCTTATACAGTAAATCCGTGAAGTCCACTTTACGCCTCCGTTGTTTTTGGCTTGACTCGAAACTCTAAGGCCCCGCAACGGGGGCAGATTTTCACCACTACGCCATCTATCTTGCGCACGCCTATGTGGCGAAGCCTATGCCGCTGGCACTGCGGGCACGTCATGCTTACGCTCCTTTTTCTGGCTCCTGAAATCTCGCCGTATCATGCGTTCCGCCCCCGTGCCGCGACGCTCTGAAAAAATGCGGTCGTGATTCTCGCGGCCTCGTGCGGTGTAGGGTGCTGACATGATAGTCATTTACCAGCCCCGCGCCCATGTGAGACATTTCTTCAGTGCAACGCGTAGTGGTTTTATTGGTATCATTCTATTTGGAAAGTACCAAGACCACTGATATTGCACCTCAAGCAAAACACAAACGATAACCTTTTTCATACTCACGCCTCCCAATATGCAAATACCGAACACCTACAGTTGATCACTTCTCCCGCATCTCCCAACGGATCACGCGGGAACCGCAGGCCCGTAATCCCGAACACGTCGCCGAGCTTAACCTTCATTCCGTCAACCGCCATGTGAGATTCGCGCACTCGATCATCTTCCGCTGTCGACCACTCCTGCTGCTCGATTCCTTCCTGCTTATAGCAATCCCATCGCGCCTGAGAGGCAACACTGCCCATCTCAGTACGTGCAATGGTTGTACTGCTTGACATACCACCAAGATCAAACTCGCCGTGCGGCTTTAGCTCTTTTCCCGTTCGCACCGAGTACACGTCCTCGACATTCTGCTTAATGAGCTTCGCCATCTCTTGCGGTGTCAACCCGCTGTCCGTGCCCTCTTTAATTGCCGCTGCGATTGCGTCGCTTGCTACCTCAAATGTCGAAGTATTAATCCCTTCAAGCAAATCTGAACGCAACTCGACGGCGTGATCGACGTAATCGCTTGTCAAGTCCCAAGAGAATAAACTGCCAAGCTCTGAAACGAGATCGGCCTTTTCAAGTTCGAGTTGTCGCTTGACTGCTGGGTGATAAATCTCCATCAGCAAATCGAACTCTTTGTCCTGGTCGAGCAGAAATGCACGCGGATCGATGTAATCGGCCTTGACGATCAGCCCCTTAGTGTTTTTCTTCGTCCACTCGTCCACCTTATCAAGTGTACGGTTACGCTGGGAAATAAAATATCGATTCAGTATTGCCAGGAAATTCCTCTCCCCTGCGTCGAGCACGCTCTTGACATAGTTTGCATTGCGCTCATCGCGCTGTACCTTTGTCAATTCTCTCATGCCTCGTACGACCGCCACCCTACTCGCCTTGTTGCTGATGTCAATACTCTGGTTCTCCCCTGGTATTCCGCCAGCGCTCTGAATCCTGGGCAGTTGCTCATCGAGATAGGGATACTTGTCAATTTCTTCTTGTGTTAATTTTATTCCCGCCTTTTTGCAAGCAAGCGTTGGCGAAAAGGCCAAGTCCTTGACGAGTATCGCGGCCATCTCCGCTTTTGGTTTTAATTCCTCTTGTAAAGCATAGACTTTATCATAATCGCTGTAGCCGCGCACACCCTTGCCAATATTTTTGAACCACTGATTATTGATCGCGTCCCAAATCAGCTCGTCAAGCGGGATGTACGTGTCATGCCACAGGCAGCGGCGACCTTCGCGAATCGTAGCGAAGTTCAGATTTTCATACCGACCCACTGCAATCTTGTTGAGCCCGAATGTCGCGAGCAGTTCTTCTAGGTTGGCGTCCTTCTGCTCTTTCCACTGCATTTCCTGGTGATCGAGCTGCATTTTCTGATATTCCATGCCGCCCCATAGCACCGCTGTTTTGCGCGAGTTGCCTATGCCACCGTATGTCTGCTGAAATTCCTTGCGAATATCGCGCGCTTGCTCGATTCTCAGATTCTCTTTTGTCGAGAGTATCCCGCCAGGCGTTGCATCGTTCTCGAAAAAGCGCGTATTCATTAAAGTCGCCCGCGCGTCCTGATCGACGGCTGTCTGCGCAGCAAAGAACGGAGCCATGCCGCTGATCCATACGTAGGGGTTGAAAAGGTAAATGCGTAGAATCTCATTGAGCTTGAAAGGTATCGCCTTTCCGTTCTGCTCTGGAACTTTGTAATTCCAGCCGATCACATCCGTCAATCCGCGCTTGTTGTTCTGAAGTATCGGCGAGAAGAACCGTGCACCCATCGGCAATAGCTCCGTCGGTATCTCGCCCTTGTCAAGTTGCGCTGGGGCATCCGTCTTGCCATTCCACGGAATAACGAAACACGTTCCGCCCGTCTGGTTCATCCCTCCATGCAGTGTCGCGCCATCGCGGGCCGTCAAGTTCGAAGTCTCAATAGGGAAAAGCAAATTCAGAAGGATCGCCTGCCAAAACTGCATCTCGGTCATCAATGCATTGGGGCGGCGAAAGAGCTGCACGAGCTGGTTGTCAGCGCCAAGCGGCTGCTCCTTGTCGCCACTCTGCTCTGCATAGACGTGGGATAGTCTGGAAATATTAAATGTGATTGCACGCCCACACGCATAAGAATAGCCGTGGTTCTGATACGGGCGCGACATTACTTCCGAGAGTGAGATTCCCGGATTGCCCACGCCAAAGGGCATCCAGAAGCCCCGGTCCATATTCGGCACTTGCGCCCCTTCGCGCTTGACGGTGTGCGGCGAACGCCGGGGGCTGTTGCGAGTTGCTACCTTGGGCATATATGATTTCCTACGGAATCCGCCATACTAGATTAGGTGAAGCGATTGTGTCAAGCGGCCCGGAGCCGCAACCGCTTAAATGTAGAGCGGCATGCAGCTGTGCGCCGTCCGGCACTGTCAACGTGTCGGTACTGTTCATCCAAAGAAAATCTATCAATGCGCCGTTGGCATATATCTTGGTTTCGCCGCTGCAGGTGTTGCTCTGGAACTGGATAATGATCTGCACCGTCGAAACCGTAGACGATTGCGTGGGCGACTGCCACGAACACCCGCACAATACAAGAGCCAAAACAATTGCAAGCAACATTCTCATATATTCTCACCCTCCTATGCCGGGCCGCAGGGACTGTACGGCACATTCGGCTTTGTTTGTCGCGGTAGCCGCGCCAGTATAAACACCGAGGATAACGCCGAGAATAAACATCATCATGCTGTTTGCTCCCCTGCTACATCGTCGCTTGAGCCGAGAATGCCCGGGGCGGGTCGCTGCATTTTCCCCCAAACGCCATAACGTCGCGAGTCCATGCCGTGGTTCCAATTGTCAATAGGCTTATTCGTCAACTTGCCGTCCTTATCGGTGATGTATCGATAGTTGCGCTGCTCTTTAATGCAATTTACACTCCGCTTCGTCCAATGCTGCCGATATTCGTTAAGTTTTTGAATTCCCTGAATAACAGAGTCCGCTCCCTTCGGACAACCCTGCACATTATACCCTCCAAAGGCTAT